AAATGGTAATTGAAGAGCCGCTTTTTGATTTACGGCAAGTACCATTTTGTCAAACCAACGTGTTAACTAGTCCTGGATATAACATATCTGTTCGATCGCCACTTGTAGCACTCTCCAAAGATCTTCATTCCACGTACAACTTCAATCATCCAAATCAATATGATCAATGGTTATCTTCTGTTGGAACATGTGGTAAAATGTCCACACAGGGTATTCCTGTGTTGGAAGCTTTTTACTCGTCATTCCCGAATCTTGAAGTTACCAATAAAGATTTTATCATTGAAATGGAAAGAGAAATCGAATATTGTATGGTTGGAGGATCCGAAAAACGTGGCATTTCTGATGAAATGAGAATTAGTTTTTGGAGAGCCTTCGGTATATTGCCAGATGCACAAATCGAACTGGAAACGATGTTTAAAACCATAAAATTTGGTGGAAGTAATTACACTCATATTAATAATACTTCACACATACCTTATGCATCGTTGCTCCAGTCAATATTGAAAATCTGACAATTTTCTTCTCAATAATTTACATAATAACATGACAAAGTACAAGCATAACCGCAAACCAAAACATAATGATAGAAATGGTAGACATAAAATTAATCCCTTGACAATACAAAACAATCCACGGCCTAAAATAAAATATAATTTTGATGGCCAAATGTTGAATGGTATGGGATTTTCTACTCCATTAGTATCTATTGCTAATGGAGGATGTGCTGAATATTATGTTGATTGTTCTAGTGTGGTAGGAACTGGTATTGCTGCTAACTCCTATATCCAAAGTGTATCTGCTGATTTTAATACAATATCAAAGTATTATAATGAGTATATTTTCCATTCTCTTAGAATGGACTGGATGCCATATCTCTCCCCTGGTGTAGCTGATGCAGGGTCTCAAATATATATTGATTATATCGATAATGCTGAGGAAATGGCTGCTTTGGATGGAGCTGCTGTAGTTACTGTTTACAACGTTGCTAAGACTTCTCGTAATACCAAGTTCTTTAATGCTTGGGAAAGATTTTCTTACAATGTTCCATTGTCCAGGCGTCGAAAGACGTTTGATGTTAATATCAATACTGCGTATACTACTGATATTATCGATCGATCTGTACAGGGAGCTGTTATTGTTGGATTTACTAGCGTATCTGCAGCGATATCCCTTGGACAATGGAGGTTCACATACCTACTTGAACTACGAACACTCAACTTAAATATAACCACATAGGTCTACTTCTATATTATTTTGTTCCTGATGGTTTATCTTGATGGTTTACAAATGATCTTAGAAATGGAGGCATTATTATAGCACACTTGTGAGGTAAACACTGTAATTAGTTTGCCAATATTATGGAACAGGGAGACTGGTTTGTCAGGCCAGTTGTGACTCCACCCAGATATTGGTTCTGAGACTGATTAATTACTAATACTCA